TATATAATTAACCGGTGATTTTATTATGACATTAGAAGAACTACAAGAGCAGGTCGATAAAGACCTCAAAATAAATGAATCTGAACTTGACTTAGAATCTCTAAAGACACCTCAGTTACATAACAAGTATCTTAAGCATTACAATAACTTTAAACTGTTAATGACCAGAGCTGAATCTGATTACAAGATACTTAAAAGAGTTAAATGGGAATACTATACAGGTAAGGCAAGTCCAGAAGTCTATAAACAAAAACCTTTCAATTTAAAAATTATGAAGTCAGACTTAGATAAGTATCTTGATTCTGATGAAGACTTAATTAAATCAAAACAAAAGATAGAGTATCTAGAAACTGTTGTTAATTACTTAGATAGAACATTAAAGATTATAGGTGGTCGTGATTGGCAAATAAGAAATTCTATTGAGTGGAGAAAGTTTACTTCAGGTGCTATCTAATGTTTCTTCAAGAAGTATTTAAGTTATCTCATAATGTTCTATCCAAAGAACAATGTAATAATATAATTGATTTAGGACTAGCAGAAGGTCTTCAAACTGCTGATATAGATTCTGGTAATAGTAAGAATAGAAGTAGTAAAGTATCTTGGATAAAAGATGAAAAGATATCAAGATTATTATTTTCTGAAGTAGCATTAGTTAATAAAACAATGAATTGGAACTTTGGTTTAGAAAGGTCTGAACCATTACAGTTTTCTCAATATAACTTAGATGACCATTACAACTGGCATATAGATTCTCACTTTGACCCCTATGCTGATGGACTTATTAGAAAGTTATCGTTTAGTGTAATACTTAATACAGACTTCACCGGTGGTGAACTGGAGATTACTGTTCCTAACCCCAAAAACATTAATACAACTGTTGTTTATGATAAACCTAAAGTAGGAGATGTGATAACTTTTCCTTCTCATATATGGCATAAAGTAAGTCCGGTTAAGAGTGGTGTTAGAATGTCATTAGTAGGTTGGGTATTGGGGAGGCCTTTTGTATGAAAATACATAGAATCTTTCCTACTATACTAACAGAGTTTAGTTATGATATTTCTAACGAAGAAGAATTATTAGTACATAAAGAGTTTGATAGATTTAAATATCATTCAGATGTTTTTCCTGTAAACACTATTACTGATTTACATATTCATATACCACAGTTTGCAAAGTTTATTATTGATACATCTAATACTATATTGACTGATACTTTTAAATACAGTTATGATAGTATAGAGATTACTAATATGTGGGCAAACAAATTAACTAAAGGTCAAGCTCATACACCTCATATACATTCAAATAATATTTTGTCTGGTGTTTATTACTTAACTGGCGGAGCACCTTTACAGTTTTCTGACCCTAGACCTCATGCTCATGTTTTGTCGCCTACTTGTACTGAAAATACTATTGACAATGTATCTGCATTTGACTTTAATGCTGTAAAAGGTACAGGCGTAATTTTTCCTTCTTGGATGCAACATTGGGTGCCTACTACTTCTGATACTAGAATTAGTATATCATGGAATATAATATTGAGAGGTCATTATGGTGGTCATCTTAACTTACAAAATGCGAAGATATGAGAAACTTAATATTAACTAAAAAAGATGATGTACATCTAGTAGTAGACGCTGATGAGGATGTTCGTAGAGACTTAGGAGAACACTTTACATTTTCTGTACCTGGTTTTAAATTTATGCCGGCCTATCGGTCAAGACATTGGGATGGCAAGATAAGACTATTTTCATATACAAATGGTCAAATCTATACAGGTCTATACCCATACATACTAAACTGGTGTAAAGAGAATGATGTTGAAGTAGTAGACAGAACAGACATAAAGGACGCCTCAGTAGATGATAAACTTGTCGATTCTTTTATTAAGAAACTAAAAATACCTTTTGAAGTAAGAGACTACCAAAAATCGGCGTTTATTTACTCTATGGTGAAATCAAGGTGTTTAATGTTATCTCCGACGGCATCCGGAAAATCTCTGATAATTTATCTGATGGTGCGTTTTAATCTGATACGCCTGAAAGAAGAAAAAAACAATAAGATTCTTATAGTAGTACCGACTACTTCTCTAGTAGAACAATTATTTAAAGACTTTAAAGACTATGGTTATAATAGTCTGAGAAATGTACACAAGATATATCAAGGTCATGAAAAAGAAACAGATAAAAGAATAGTAATTAGTACATGGCAATCAATCTATAAACAAGATAAGAAATGGTTTAAACAGTTTGGTATGGTTGTCGGTGATGAAGCTCACTTGTTTAAGGCAGTTTCTTTAACTAAAATTATGGCAAGATTAGAAAACTGTAAGTATCGTATTGGTCTTACAGGCACACTTGATGATAGCAAGACCCACAAGTTAGTTTTAGAGGGTTTATTTGGTGCCGTGAACAAAATAGTATCAACGACAGAACTTCAAGAAAAAGAACATCTGGCTCAACTTAAAATACATTGTCTAGTTTTAAAACATGAGAAGATGTCAATAGACTTTCTTAGAGGTAAAACATATCAAGAAGAAATGGATTTTCTTGTATCTAATACTAAAAGAAATAACTATATTAGAAATCTATGTTTAGGTCTTACTGGTAATTCACTTTGCCTGTTTCAATATGTAGAAAAACATGGTATGATATTAAAACAACTAATAGAAGAAAAGAATGAAGACAAACAAGTATTCTTTGTTTATGGAGGAGTAGAAGCAAATGAAAGAGAAAAGATTAGAGCTATCACAGAAAAATCTGATAACGCTATTATTATCGCCAGTTACGGTACCTTTAGTACTGGTATTAATATTCGTAATTTACATAATATTGTTTTTAGTAGTCCTAGTAAGTCTCGTATTAGAAACTTACAGAGTATTGGTCGTGGATTAAGACTAAAAGATGATAATTCAGAGGCTAGATTATATGATATATCAGATGATTTATCGTATCAAGAAGAAGAAAATTATACACTTTCACACTTTAGGGAAAGGATAAATATTTACAACGAAGAAGGATTTGACTATGACATTCATAATGTCGAGTTATAAAGGAGAGTTACATGGAAGCAATAAAGATTATTAAACTTATTAATGGTGATGATATTGTTTGTACAATACCTGAAAGATTGTTAGATGAGAAATCACCGCTTGTTAAAATTGATAAACCTTTGCAAGTAAAGTATATACCTGCTATGGAAGAGGTTGGTCTAAAAGATTATGTTGCCCTTATAAAGTGGACTTCATATTCTGATGATACTATTATATCTATACCTAAAGATAAGATAATGACTATCACATCTGCTGGTACAGCAATGACTAATTCTTATGTAAGTGTATCAAGTGCATATGAGAAGGCTACAATGGTAACAGAACATAATCAAGATTCTTATGAAAGAGAAGAACTTGATGATGATGTATCTAAGAAGTTAAATGATATCTTTGATAGTCTAGATGATAGCACTAAACACTAGCTACTCTGACCCTCGGGAGGAGAACACAGCTAAAATAACATAAATAGAGAACAATGTCAAGCGTGGTTGAAAATGAGATTAGCACTTAGTATTTTATATATATTTTACTTTGCATTAGCATTGTATTCTTTTGTTGTACTATCTTGGACACAATTGTTATTTACCTATATTTTATTTTGGTTTTTACTAGAATTTGTTATGAGTATGTTTACTCACAGGTGGGCAACACATGACTTGTGGAATCCACCAGTATGGTTTCAAAACATAATGAGTGTAGTATCATTAACTGCATTGATTGGTACGCCAATATCATATTGTGCATGGCACCATAATCATCATAAAAACTCTGATACAGAAAAAGACCCACATAGTCCTAAACATGTTAATTGGTTTAGAATTATATTTAGAACTCATGAACATGAGGCAAGTATAAAACTAGCTTCTAATAGATTACGAAATGAATGGCAAATGTGGTTAACAAAAAATGAAACAGTTTTAGTATACTTATTTAATTTTATCTTATTTGTTATATTACCCATTGAATGGTTTTTATCATGGGCAACAGCTGTAGGTATGACTACATTTTGGGTAATGACAGTAACAGGCATTATGTGTCATATGGGCAAAGTTAGAGATGTTCCGTATATGTATCCATTTGCATTTTCAGAATCATTTCATAGACAACATCATATTGACCCAAAACTAAAACATTGTTGGTTTGACCCATGCGTTTGGGTTATAAATAAATTAGGTTGGACAAAATGAAACATGCAAGATTAATACAATTGTTGGCGTTACTTAATACTATTATTGCTGTACTAGGATGTATTTACTTTCCAGAGTATATCATATATGGTTTAATCGCATGGGCATTTGTAAATATATTTGGCACAAACATTGCAATGCACAGATTTATGTGCCACAGAAGTTTTAAAACAGGTGCGATAAGAGAAAAAATATTAAAATACTTAACTATAATATCTGCATTTGGTAGTCCACTATCATGGACAGCACAACATAGATATCATCATAGATATGCCGGACATCCTGTTGATGATAATCAATCACCAGATAGAATAGGTTATATAAGAGCATGGCTTACTTTATATGACCCTATAACTGTACCTAAAACAATGGTAAAAGATATATTAAAAGATAAAGACTATATGTTTATTACAAGACATTATTGGAAACTATTATTTATTTACATTGGTATTTTATATGCAATAGACCCAATGTTAGGCATATTTGCATTTAGTTTTCCTGCAGCTTGTGTATATTTTGCAGCCGGCGCTTTTGGTGTTATACCTCATTCTAAACATTTTGGATATATTGTTATTACACCTAGAAAAGATTGTACTGCTGTTAATAGTCCACTTACATCTCTAATTAGCTGGGGTGAGGGTTGGCATAACTATCATCATACAATATCTAAAGATTACAGACACGGACATAAGAGGTGGGAAATAGACCCACCAGCATGGTTTATAGAAAAACTATTTTTAGTGAGTAGAGGTTAAATGTTTAATCAACAGTCTAAATTATTACTATCACAATTAGTTATGCAACTTACAACATTTGTAGGTATCTACTATTATTGGGGAACTTTTACAGGTCTAGATTATTTTATAATATTTATCTCTATATTCTTTTTTGCCGTAGTAACATTAGAAACTTTTTTACACAGATATTGTTCTCATAAAGCATTTGAATTAGACAAAAAAATAGAAACATTTTTACTATATTGTTCAACACTTATATTACAACCACCAGCATTAGTGTGGGCGCCAAATCATATAACACATCATAGATATTCTGATAAAGAAGGTGATTCACACCCAGCAAGTAATGGTTGGAAAACATGGTTCTGGTGGAACACATATAAAAATAATATGATAAGTGGTCATACAGTAAAGAGATTACTAAAGAATAAACACTTTAGAATACAGTATGAAAATTACTTTAAAATATATTATATGTTTATGATATCATGTTTATTAATTAGTCCTTTCTATACACTTTGTATGATACTAATACCTGCTACATTTTGTTTTCATACATCAAGTATTACTAATGTATTATGTCATACTCTAGGTTGGGGATATAGAAACTTTGATACTAACGATAATTCAGTTAATATTAATATATTTCCAATAAATTGTGCAACACTACATAATAATCATCATGCAAATCCTACTTCTATAAACAATGGTGTTAAGTGGTATGAAATTGATTCGGCATATTATGTTATAAAGTTAATAAGTAAATGATTAAAAAAATGAAAATACTGTGGGCATTATTATGGATAGGTTTAATATCTAGTTTCTTTTTTCTAACATTAGAACAATGGTTAATTTGTTTAATACTAGGACATTTTTTAGGATGTATAGGTCAAGTTATAGCATTACACAGATACTTTGTACACAGGGCATTTAAAACAAATAAATTTTGGCATTATTTTTTAATGTACATAGCTGTCATAGTAGGTTCAGGTTCAACAATATTATATAAATCTGCACACATAAAACATCATAGATATGTTGATAAAGAAGGTGACCCACATTCACCTAAATATATTGGTTATTGGAAAGTATTCTTTGGTTATTTTTTTGCAAAAGAAGAAGGTAAAAAAAGTATGATATATGCAAAAGATTTACTTAGAGATAATGAACACCTATTCATACATAAACATTACTTTAAAATACATGCATTACATTTCTTAACACTATTAATGATAAGTCCTATTTTAGTTTATGCATTATATATATTTCCTGCAATGTATAGTATTATCGGCGCTGGTTTTGTAAATGCTTCATGTCATTATCCAGAAGAGGCAAAAAACAAAACATGGGTTACACTTATATTTGCTGATGGACAACATAAATATCATCATGAAAATCCAGCAGAGTGGCATATACCATTTCCATATATATGGGCAAATACATTTATTAAACTAATAAAATCAAACCAGCATTGACATTACTTGTCTAATGATATATAATGAGTAACATGAAATCAGATAAAAAGAAAGAACATTATGTGAACAACAAAGAGTTTCTGGCGGCTATGACCGAATATAGAAAACTCTGTACGGAAGCAGAAGAATCAGGTGAAGATAAACCACCTGTTTCAAACTATATAGGTGAGTGCTTTTTAAAGATTGCAAATCACTTATCTTACAGACCAAACTTTATTAACTATACATTTAGAGATGATATGATTTCTGATGGTATAGAAAACTGTTTACAATATCTTGATAATTTCAATCCTGAAAAATCAAATAATCCATTCGCATACTTTACACAAATAATATACTATGCCTTTATACGAAGAATACAGAAAGAAAAGAAACAAACTACAATTAAGAATAGATTAATCATGGAAGGAAACTATGATGATATGACTTTGAATGATGGTGAAGATAGACAATTTAGAAATCAATTTTCTGAATTTCTACAAAGGAATGCCGACCCTAAAGATGTTCCTGTTGTTAAAAAGAAAACAACAAGAAAAAGAAAAGGCAAACTAGATAAATTTATAGAATAAAAATATGAAAATAGCCCTATTGAACGATACCCATTTCGGTTGTCGTAATGATAGTCCTCATTTTATGGACTATCAGAACAGATTTTATGATGAATTATTTTTTCCATACCTAAAGGAAAACAACATCAAACACTTGGTTCATCTAGGTGATGTTGTTGATAGAAGAAAATTTATCAATTACAAAATTGCACATAACTTTCAAGAGAAGTTTTGGAAAAGATTGTGGGATATGAAAATTGATACTCATATTATATTGGGTAATCATGACACATATTATAAGAACACAAATTCAGTTAATGCATTACAACAATTGATTACCACATTTGATGGTAAGTTTGAACCTTGGATATATGAAAAACCCACAACAGTTACATTCGATAAACTACCTATATTACTAGTACCATGGATATGTGATGATATCTATGATGAATCTATCAAAACAATTTCTGAATCACAAGCACAAATATGCATGGGGCATTTAGAAGTCAAAGGTTTTGAAATGCACAAAGGTCATTATAACGACCATGGTTTAGAAAAGAATATATTTAAAAGATTTGAAAAAGTTATCTCTGGTCATTTTCATAAAAAGTCAGATGATGGTCAGATATTCTATTGTGGCACACAGTATCAAATAACATGGAATGATTATGAATGTCCTAAAGGGTTTCATGTGTTCGATACTGAAACAAGAGAATTGACCAGAGTACCTAATCCTCTAACAATATTTAAAAAGATATATTATGATGATAAGAAAACAAACTATGCTGAAGAAGATATATCAGTATATGATAAATCGTTTATTAAACTATTTGTAGTTAATAAGAATAATGAAGATAAGTTTGATAAGTTTATTAATCGTTTACATACAGAAATAGACTTACACGAATTAAACATCATAGATGAAGACCAGTCTGATATTACAGCTTCAGTTAGAGAAGACATATTAGACCAAGGTGAAGATACACTTACATTCTTAGGTAACTATGTAGAACAGATAGATACAGATTTAGATAGACAAAGATTAAAAGATTTTATCAACAAACTATATAAAGAGGCTTTAGAGTGATACATTTTAAATCTATATCATGGAAAAACTTCTTATCTACTGGTAATACACCAATAGAAATTAGATTAGATAAACACCCAACAAACTTAATTATAGGTAAAAATGGTTCTGGTAAATCTACTTTACTGGATGCTCTATGTTTTGTGTTATTTAATAAACCATTTAGAATGATTAAGAAAGAACAAATGGTAAATACTATTAATAATGGTGATTGCAATGTAACGATAGAATTTTCAGTCGGTACAAAAAACTATAAAGTTATACGAAGTGTAAAACCAAATAAGTTTGAAATATACAAAGATGATGTACTAGTCAATCAGGATGCCTCTACAATTGACTATCAAAAATATCTAGAAAGAAATATAATGAAATTGAATTATCGTTCTTTCATTCAAGTAGTATTATTAGGTTCCTCATCATATGAACCATTTATGAAGATGAAATCTAGATACAGGCGTGAGGCAGTAGAAGAAATTCTAGATGTTAGAGTTTTTACTCTCATGGACTACAATTTACGAGACCAACAGAGAGATTTGGGAAAAAGCGTCTCGGATTTACGACATTCTTGCGATTTAATTGAACAAAAGGTAGCATTACAAACGGAACATTTAAAGTCTTTAAAAACACGCATTGGAGACGCCGAGGAGAGCTCTCGTATAAAAATTGAACAAAACAAAGAGGCAGATAGACAATATAGACAAGATTTACAACAATTGAATGAAGATATAGCAAAACAACAAGAAATCATGAAGTTCAAACCAGATGTAGATAAGAAAGCAAAAAAATTATCTAAGTTAGAATCTAAAATTGAAAACAATTTAGAAACTCATAAAGAGACATTAACATTTTTTGAAACACATGATGAATGTCCTACATGCACACAATCTATACCCAAAGATTTAAAATCTAAAAAAGTAGAAGAAGAAAAAACCACAATAACAAAACTAGAATCTGGTCTACAAGATATCATGTCAGAAATAACAAAAGTAGAAACACAGATTACACAAATGGATGTTGTATCTAAAAAGATACAAGAAATGAATATTAATGTTGCTAAAATTCATTCTTCACTAGAAGGTATTAAAAAACATTCAGATGATGTTGAATTAAATGCAACAGACGGCAAAGATTCTGATAAACTAGAAAAAGAGTTAGAAGATTTATCAGAAAAACTAAATGAACAAAAAACAGAATTAATTAAACTATCAACAGAAAAGGATTATGTTGATGTCATTAGGGAGATACTTTCTGATAAGGGTGCTAGGGCTCAAATTATCAAGAAGTATCTTCCTATCATGAATCAGTTAATAAACAAGTATCTACAATCAATGGACTTTTTTGTATCATTTACATTAGATGAAGAATTTAATGAGACAGTTAAGAGTAGACATAGAGATACATTTAGTTATAATAGTTTTAGTGAAGGTGAAAAGATGAGAATAGACTTGGCACTTCTATTTACATGGCGTACAATTGCTAAGATGAAAAATAGTACAAACACAAATCTATTAATACTAGATGAAATATTTGATAGTAGTCTAGATGGCTCAGGCACAGAAGACTTTTTCAAGATACTAGGAACTATGTCAAATGAGAATGTGTTTATAATATCACATAAAGGGGATATACTATTTGATAAGTTTACAAATATAATTAAGTTCGATAAAGAACATAACTTTACAAAATTAGAAGAGGTATAATATGGCTAAAAAATCTAAAGACGGATATACTGATGTAGAATGGTTACAAATTTGTCAGTTAGAAATGTTATCTCAACATAATGACGGTCATACTATACAATGGTATAAAGAACAATATGAAGAAACTAGAAAAAAACTTCAAAAAGAAAATAAAGGCTGTGATGGCGAGGAGGGTTGTTGCTAATGACAAACGAAATAGATATAGGTAGTTTAGAAAAAAATAGAGAATTAGAATTATTACCACCTTCAGACGCTAGAGTTAGAAGTGCAATAGCACCCTTTAGTGATGACATGTTGGCAGAAGAAGGATTTAAAGATAGAAAAGAATTAACTGAAAAGATGTATAATACCATGAAAAAGTATGGTGGTATAGGTTTAACATGTAACCAAGTAGGTCTACCTTTTAATTATTTTGTTATAGGTGGTCATCCACAAGTCGAATTAGGCTTGACAATTCATTGTTTTAACCCTATAATAGTATCTTCAAGTGATGAGAAGGTTCTCATGACAGAGGGCTGTCTAACATTTCCTTTTGTATTCATACCTTTAAAAAGACCTAGAAAAGTCGTAGTAAAATATGAAGATGAAAATGGCGATTTGAAAGAGGCAAACTTAGATGGTATGATGAGTAGGGCATTTCAACATGAGTATGACCATATACTCGGAAGAAACTTTACTGAAATGGCAAGTGAATTGAAACTCGAAAGAGCATTTAAAAAGGCAGGTAAAAAAATGCAAGAACATCAAAGAAGAATAAATGACAATACTTAATATACTACTAATACTAATAATCATATTTGTAATGGTTATGCATTATAAACCAGAATGGTACGATTCATTTACCAAGTGGTTTCATATACGAACAAAGTATTTACGACCAGAGGTAAGTGTAGTAGAATTATTAATATTAGCATGTGTATTTGCGATAGTGATTAAATTATATTTTTAGATTATGACAAACAGTAAACACTTAATACACAGAAGTTTAGATATAGGAAGTGGATTAATACTTTCTATTATAATACAATTGACAATATTTCCATATTATGGTATATACATTGATGTGTGGGCAATGATTCATCTTGCAGCTATATTTACAGTCGTAGGTATTACAAGAAGTTATCTATGGTCAAGGTATGTTTTTAAATACAAATGAACGAGTATAAATTTCCAAAATTAGTTATAGAAGAACATGAAGGATTTTATGTTGTTCGTGATGACCTATTAGAAGGTGGCTCTAAAAGAAGATTTGCAGATAGACTGATTCGTGAAGAAATGTCAGAGGGTGCAAATGAATTTGTTTATGGTGGGTGTCCTGCAAATGGGTATGCCCAAATGTCAATTACATTACAGGCAAAAGCATATGGTGCCAAGGCAACATTCTTCATGGCAAAAAGAAATATGGAAAACTTGCATGAGTATCAAAAGAAAGCATTAGAATATGGTGCTGATATTCGTTGGGTGCCAAATGGTATGTTACAAGTTACAAAGAAAAGAGCATTAGATTATTATAATGAAGACCCTGTAAACAGAAGATTATTACAATTAGGTTTAGATGACAATAGAGTTAGAGAAGACATAAGAGATTTAGCAAAAACAATAGAAACAGATTACAATATTAATTTAAGTGAAATATGGTCAGTAGGTTCAAGTGGTACATTAACAAGAGGATTGCAAATGGCATTTCCTGATAAAGATGTGCATGTAGTATCTGTTGGGCATACAATGAAACAATATGAAGTAGGTCGTGCAATATTACATAGGTCGCATTTAAAATTTACACAAGAAGTAAAAGAAGAAGACATGCCACCATTTCCTAGTGTACCTACTTATGACGCTAAGGCATGGAAAGTTATGAGAGAACATGCAAAACCAGGTTCGTTATTTTGGAATGTAGGAAAATGAGTTTATATCAAACAGAACAAAGACAATCAAAGACTACTAGAATTTTAGTCTATCCTAATATTACATTCGCAAAAGACTTAGAGAAAGATAGTTATATACAAGTTATTAAAAAACAAATAACATTACTGAATGAGATTCGTGATGATTTATGGTTTTATTTAATCTTACCAAAAGAAGTACCTAGTCTAGCATTTGATAATGTTACACAATTACTAGTTTACTTACCTACACATTCACCTACAATGAGAGCTCACTTTGATACAGAAGCAATTAAAAAAGTTTTACCTAGAGAATATGATTTTGATTTAGTCATGTGTCATTTACCAGAACATGCATATGATTTAAAAAATGTTTTATTTAATAAGACACAACATCTGCCTAAGTTTTTTGGGTATGCACATTGGTTTGATTTTAAAGAAGTTGTAAACTGGCAGATGGATAGTTTCAACAAAAGTATGATAGGTTTATTAGAATATGATAAGTGTTATATAAACACACAACATCAAAAAGAAATGGTCTTGAAACAAGCAGAAGAAATTTTTAATAGTGATACATTATATAAGTTATCAAATATATTAGAAGTTCAACATATAGGAGTTGATAGCAAAGACATAGTAAC